GCAAAGGAGTGTGCAAGGTTCGTGCTGCCCCTAGCAACGCCCACACGCTTGTATATGACGGGATCCGTGCGTTCCTGGATACACTACATAGACCTACGCTCCTCTCATGGCACACAGAAGGAACACATGGAGATTGCGGAAGCAGTTCGATGCATCTTCACCTGTCAGTTTCCTGCCGTATCAGAGGCATTGGATTGGACACGTGATGGGTGCGATGAATGTGTGGACGCACCATCCATTCGCATAGACTAAATATCTTTACACTTTATGGAGTTGAAAGTTGCCGACTTATCCTGTTGTTAATAGAGAAACTGGTGAACAAAAAGAAGTGAAAATGAGTATTCACGATTGGGATCAATGGAAAAATAATAATCCAGAATGGGATAGAGATTGGTCAGATCCATCAACTTGTCCTGCATCTGGAGAGATTGGTGAAGTTTATGATAAACTTAAAAAATCTCATCCAGGTTGGAATGATATTCTTCATAAAGCATCAAAAGCACCAGGATCAAAAATAAAACCAGTATAATCAATGACAAGAAAAAGAAAGGCAGATCAACCCATTGGTGTAGGTATGACAGCAAAACAAATGAAACGTAGAAAACCAATTAATAGTGAGTTACTGGTTGATGTTCAACCCTTAACAGTCAATCAAAGCAACTTTTTTGAAGAGTATGAAAAAGATAAGCAAGTCATTGCTTATGGTGCAGCGGGAACGGGTAAGACATTTATTGCTTTATACTTAGCACTTAAAGATGTTCTCAATGAAAATACTCCTTACGAAAAAGTTTATATCGTTAGGTCTCTTGTTTCTACTCGTGAAATTGGGTTTCTTCCTGGTGATCATGAAGATAAGTCCTCACTTTATCAGATTCCTTACAAGAATATGGTGAAGTATATGTTTGAGATGCCATCTGATGCTGACTTTGAAATGCTCTATGGTAATCTTAAAACACAAGAGACCATTAAGTTTTGGTCCACGTCTTTCTTACGAGGAACAACTCTTGATAATGCAGTGATTATTGTCGATGAGTTTCAAAACTTGAACTTTCATGAACTTGATAGTATAATAACTCGTGTTGGTGAAAATAGTAGGATTATCTTCTGTGGTGATGCTACTCAAACTGATTTAGTTAAAACCAACGAAAGAAATGGAATCATTGATTTCATGAATATTTTACGCAAAATGGAGTCTTTCAGTCTGATTGAATTCGGTATTGAAGACATTGTTCGTTCTGGACTCGTAAAAGAATATCTTATTGCAAAACAGGAATCTGGAATGTGAATTTTAACTTTATTAACACTGAGTTACCTCAACTCGAACGTGAAACAATTGATGGAGTCAGGTATTACAAAGTTCCTCATGAGGATCAACTTTTAAAACTTGTATCAATCACCTCTATTACTAGTCATATTAATAAAGAAATCTTTGTTAACTGGCGTAAAAGGGTTGGTGAACAAGAGGCAGATCGCATTACAAAAGCAGCGACAAGTCGTGGAACAGATATGCATACCCTTGTAGAGAACTATCTCTACAATCGTGATCTTCCTGTAGTTCAACCTTTATCTGAGTTTCTATTCAAGATTGCAAAGCCAGAACTTCATAAGATAAATAACATACGTGCTCTCGAAGGATCTCTTTATAGCAAGCAGTTGGGTGTCGCAGGCACGGTCGATTGCATTGCTGACTATGATGGAGAACTTTCAATCATAGACTTTAAAACATCTAAAAAACCTAAACCAAAGGAATGGATTGAACACTATTTTGTGCAAGCAATGGCATACGGTTGTATGTTCTATGAACTGACTGGTGTCCCAGTGAAAAAACTTGTTATTTTAATGTCATGTGAAAATGGAGAATGTGTTGTCTATGAAGAACGAAACAAATCAAAGTATATCAAACTACTTACCCAATACATTAGAAAGTTTGTTGGGGATAAACTGGAACAATATGGAAAATGAATTAGAAAAAGCTTTAGGGAACAAGTTCTTTTGTCCTACTAAGTTCGCTCAAGAAATTGAGTTAATCGTTAAAACCAATATTGAAATGAATTATATTGACGCGATTATTTTCTTTTGCGAAAAAAACAATATTGAGTTAGAATCTGTACCGAAGTTAATCTCTAAACCATTGAAAGAGAAGATTAAATCAAATGCGATTGATCTTAACTTTCTCAAGAGAACTTCTCGTGCAAAACTTGTATTCTAAATCATGCTTAAAGTGGGACCCTTTGACACTTACAAAACATATCTCTCACTAAAAAATCATTTCACTCGCAAGAACTACGATTACCACAAGTATTGTGGTAAGAGTCGTGCGACCGTGCAATCTTTCTATAAAAGAAAGGATCGATTTTGGTTTGAAAAACTCTCTAGACAAAAAAATGATAAAGAAATCATAGAGTTTTTCATCGCTAACTTTGTGTGTTGCACTGATCCACAATCCTTATGGATTGGAGACATCATTCGTAACGGAGAAACGAACTACAAAGAGTGGCAAAAAAAAGTTCAATCTCTTTTATACTTGTTCAAAGATGAATCTACAAGTTTGTTTTTAGAGAACAAAGTAGATGATATTTTTGATTGCTCTAAAGGACATCCACCAGTATTAAGAAAGTTCCTGAGCGGGAAAATTAGCCTAGAAACCATGGTGATCTATGATAGAATATTCCTGTTCGGGAATGACTTTGATAAGAAACTTTCCGATCCAGTGTGGGAAACCGTAAGTTTAAAAATGAAGAAATATTCGCCCTTCCTACATATAGATGTATTCCGTTTTAAAAAAACATTAAAGGAGATTGTTGTAGAAAACTAATGGGATTTTTTAACTCCGAGATTGTAAGATCAGAAATGGCAAAGATTTCTGAACTTCAAGAAGACATTTACAAAAGTGTCTTCTCCTTTTATCGTATGAACAAGGAAGATAAACTTGAGCACATTGAAATGCTTCAAGAACTTCTGGGAGTGCAGAAAATTCTGTATGCTCGCATATCTCTTTCTGATGATCCAGAAGCTGTTCAAATGAAGAATCAGATTCTGTCAACTGCTGAAATGATGGGTCTTCAAAAAGGATCTGACATGAACACTCTGTTTAAAAACATGGAGTCCATGATTACCTTGATGAAGGAACAGATTGACAAAGCAGAGTCAGACCTGTAGAATAAACGGGTACACAAAAGCCAAATACGTACAAATCCGAGGTAATCCTATGTCTTCTTTTTCCGATCTTAAAAAGCAATCTTCTCTAGGTTCTTTGACTTCTAAACTTGTCAAAGAAGTTGAAAAAATGAACAGCGTGTCATCCTCTGTGGATGATCGCCTTTGGAAACCTGAACTAGATAAAACTGGTAATGGTTTTGCTGTGATTCGTTTTCTTCCTGCACCAGAAGGTGAAGATCTTCCCTGGGCAAAGATCTATTCACATGCTTTCCAAGGTTCTGGTGGTTGGTATATTGAGAACTCTCTGACCACTCTCAATCAAAAGGATCCTGTTTCAGAATACAATCGTGAACTGTGGAACAGTGGCAGTGATAAAGATAAGGAAACGGTTCGCAAACAGAAGCGTAAACTGTCTTACTACTCCAATGTTTATGTTGTAAAGGATCCTGTTAACCCTCAGAATGAGGGAAAAGTCTTCTTGTTCAAGTATGGTAAAAAGATCTTCGATAAAGTCATGGCTGCCATGCAACCTGAGTTTGAAGATGAAACTCCAATCAATCCCTTTGACTTCTGGGGTGGTGCTAACTTCAAACTGAAGATTCGTAAGGTCGATGGTTATTGGAACTATGATAAATCTGAGTTTGAGTCTTCTAATGTTCTCTTAGATGACGATGATGCCATGGAAGCAATTTGGAAGAAAGAGTTTTCTCTTGCTGCAGTAGTTGCTCCTGATCAGTTCAAGGACTATGAAGTGCTGAAAAAGCGTCTTGATTATGTTCTAGGTAACAAGACTTCTTATTCTTCTCAGGTTACTGAGGAAGATAGTTATGAGGAGTTTGTGGAAACTAAAACTCAGGAAGATAATGTTCTAGAGGAACTGGAAAACTCTTTCCGTAAGAGTAAATCACCAACTCCAGTTCAACAAACATCATCTGATGATGAGGATGAAGATGATGCTCTTAGTTACTTTCAACGTCTCGCAGAATCCTGATGAAACTCCTTCTAGCAACTCTCTTGGCATTAATGCCAACCGCTGCCCTGGCAGATCATAGACACACTTATTCTCAACCTGGATGGTCATCATCTCAAAGTTGTGTTAAAAAAGTGTATCGTGAAGAATATGTCCCTGGCACCGTGAGTAATCCTGGGTATGTTAAACAGTATTATGATGAAGTAAAAGTTCCCTGTGAAAGAGTTACTTATCATACATCACCTCCAGAACATCAAAATCGCACTTCAGATCGTCCTCGAAATCGTAACTGTACCAGAGGATCTATTCTTGGAGGTATTCTAGGAGGTGGCATTGCTGCTGGACTATCTAAACCAGATGCAATGGTTTGGTCAATACCTGTTGGAGTCGTGACAGGTGCAATCGCAGGTTGTGAAGTTGAAAATGGTGGTTGATTAGATTGTAAATATTCTTAGGTTTTCACCACGCTTCAAGGATCTACTCACATATTGAGTGGATCCTTTTTTATAAGGCATTAACTTATTGATATCATTAAATACTAAATTCAAAAATTCTGGTTTGATGATTCTGATTCTTCTTTTTTTCTCTTGAAGATCCTCTTCGTATTCAAGATTTGTAACTGGATATGTAATATTTGTGGCAGTTTGCAGTGAACCACTTCCTCCGCCAACTAAAGGATCAAAATATGTGATTGAAAAATTAGATGAAACTCTCATTCCCCGAGGCACAATGATATTACCACTTGCGTCTTTCAGTTGATTGGTCTCATAGTGATGCACACTGTTAAGATTTTCATCCGTGTCGTATTTTTCAGTAAGAAAAACATCAAATGCTAGTTGTGTTAACGGCCATTCAGTTTGAACATTGATAATATTATTTGCAAGTAATACTAACCAGTCCAGAGTTTCATCTTCATAAACGTCATATGCAACGTTGTCAGGACGATCATCTGAAAAAATATCATAATCAGTAAAAAATGTAACCGTGTTGATTACATCATCACGAAGTTTAACTCTTTTAAAGAGATTTTTAGTTGTAATATAGTCTCCAATATTTTTTGCATCAGCACCTCTACTAATGTAATCGAAATTGGGGACGTTAGAAAAATATGCTGCCATTTTTAGAATCCTATCTCATCTTGGTTAACCTTATCATAATCACTAGCAAATACTGGTTCAAGTTCTTGAAACTGCATTGTCATACTATAAGCAGTCATAGTTTTTTTTGCATCGTTATAAGTTGAATATGTTCCACCAGGAGTATAATCAACTGATAAATTTGTTAGAGCACATTCTTTGATTCTATTAATGCTAGGGTGGAGACCACTTGGAGGAGTTTTATATTCAACTTTAAAAATATTAGGAGACTTTAAAAATATGTTGGTCTTCGTGGTTTGAGGTGCCATGTTTTGTTTAAAAACA